GCACCGCTGTGTAGACACGTCTCATAGGTTCTCCACAGGAGCACTCCCATGGTTGGTCTCTGTCTTCGACATCGACCTGCTTATCCATAGTGATACCACAGGTCTCACACTTGTATTCGTAAGTGGGCATTAGTACTCCAAACCTATGTACCAGAAGCCTAAGTCAATAGTGATAGCATATTTGTCGACATTAAAGCCTATTGCAAAGCCTGAGACTCTTCCATAAATTAACCAGAAACGCTTAAACTTCTTATGTGCCATTTGACCCTCCTAGATTAGAAACTTAGTGTATCATAAAAGGGCGGGCAACCGTGGGGCGGAAACTTCAAATGAAGGATGACGGCAACGTCTGAATCCAACTCCCTAAACCACCATTAATTTTTATGGGGGGTAGGGGGGCGTTTCTTAAAATCAGGAATCAGGCAGATTTTTAAGAAACCCGTGTGGTATCGTATTCGTATGACGAAATTTATAGACGAAAACGAATATTACTTCATCATGGATATCACACACTTCTGCTGTGATTCTGTACAGTTTAGGTATCTATGCCGTATCTGCAATCAAACAATGGATTGTTACTTCTGTGGATTCGACCAACATACTCCTCACAACTGTGTTACAATACAACCATGAACGAATTACCTAAGCATATTTCCTATTCCAGTTTTACCACTTGGCAAGAGTGTGGCTGGAAGTATTATCTACAAAAGGTCGAAGGCGTTAAAGAAGCCCACGCAGTCTGGTTTACTGGTGGCTCTGCCGTCCATAAGGCTACTGAAAACTATGACCATGCTGGCGTAGTAACGCTAGACTCTGCCTATCTTGATTTGATATGGAATGATGCTTGGTTCCAACAGGTTCAAGATGATGAAGCAATCAATGGTGACATGAACACTTGGCAGTACGCTAAGAAGGAAGACATGTCATGGTGGTACGGAGAAGGTCGCTGGATGCTAGAGAACTGGGCTAAGTTCCGTAGCAACGGCTGGAACATCTACGAAGACTTTATCGAAAAAGAATATGAGATTGAAATTGATGATGCCACAGTCAAGATGGCAATTGACCGTGTGATGGTGGACTTCGAGGGGAATCGGGTGCTCCTCGATATCAAAACTGGTGCGTCATCCCAGAGGCATCCTTTGCAACTTGCGGTCTATGCGTGGGCCCTCAACAAGCAAGGGATTTCTGTCGATAAGGCAGGCTTCTGGGATGCACGTACTGGTCACATTTCGTTATGGAATCTGTCTAACCTGTACCCTGAACGCATAGAAGATTTACTAAATACTTTTGATAAGGCTCGCAAAGAGACTGTCTTCCTGCCTAACTTATCCAACTGTGGTCGATGTGGTATAACATCTTCCTGCAAGTATGTTAATGGACACGTTAGTTAGTGATATAATCCCAATTCTTCGCACAATAGATGATGCGGTGGATGCATGGGATAATATAGGGTTCAAACTCGAACATGAATGAGGGGATAAACAAATGACTGGTAACTTCCAAGTCAGTAGCAAACTCTACGATGGACGTATCTTCGTCGTAGCATCAGAGACCTATGCAGGATTCTGCGAGGCTCTAGAGCAAGCCGTAGGCGTTGAGGAGTCACAAGATGTCCTTAAGCAAATGGCACAGTCACTTGTAGGTGCACCACAGAATGCATCACAAGCGGTTGAGAATGTTCGTTCTGCGTATCCAAATGCACAGGTCGACCATACTGCTCATCCAACACAAACTGCAAGCAACACTATGGGTCCAGAGGCTAAGCGTTGTAGCCATGGAATCATGACAAAGCGACAGGGTTCAGGGGCTAAGGGACCTTGGAAGGGCTACATGTGCCCATCTCCAAAGGGTACTCCCGACCAGTGCCAACCTGTATTCATCCGTCGCAACGATGCAGAATGGGAATCTTTCTAAGAGATGAGAACACTTGCCCGCGCAGTAGGTAGCAAGGATATAGGTGGCGAACCGCTACCGACTGTCTTTCGTACCTTCGAATTAAACAAAGTCGTATTTCGGCGTGCTGAAATCTCGATGATTGCTGGTACACCTGGTGCTGGCAAGTCTTCTGTCGCATTAGCCCTAGCGTTGCGAGCAAAGGTTCCAACACTGTATGTCAGTGCTGATACCAATGCACACACTATGGCTATGCGATTACTCTCTATGATTACTGGCAAGCCTCAATCTGATGTAGAAGTTTTACTTGAGACTGAGGTTGCTACTTCTCGCAAAGTTATTAACGAACATGCTCAGCACATCTTTTGGTCTTTTGATTCTAGTCCTACGCTAGATGATTTAGACCAAGAGGTGGCTGCGTTCGAAGAACTATGGGGATGCTCACCTACTCTTATCGTTATTGATAACCTTATGGATATCTCTAATGATGGCGGAGAAGAGTTTGCAAACATGCGCTCTACTCTGAAAGAACTCAAGTACCTCGCAAGAGATACAAACGCTGCTGTTGTAGTACTTCATCATACGAAGGAGTCCTACACAGGTACACCGTGTCAACCACGCTCTGCTTTGCAGGGTATGGTTGCACAGTTACCTGCCCTTATCTGTACAGTTGGCTCTGATGCTCCTGGCTTTATTGCTGTGGCACCAGTGAAGAACCGTTATGGTAAGGCAGACCCATCGGGCAACACTGCTCTATGGTTGAACTTTAACCCTGAATACATGGATGTTTCTGACATCGCTGAGAGGTTAAAATGAGTTTCATTGACCCTATCGTTCCCAATCCTGATTGGGGTAATCCGTTTCCAAACGTAAACCCTGATGAGTGGGAAGATGACGATGATGACTAAACATATAAATGAACTGAAACCAGATTACACAAGGGCGATGGATATCCGTGGTGAGCCAACCATGGTATGCATCTGTGGAAGTTTCGTCTGGAATCTCAAGGTAGCATTCGCAGAGGATGGTACTATTGGGATGTATTTTCGAGATATGGAGTGTGCTGACTGTGGAACACAGGCAACCGCCCCAATTGAGGAGTAAAAATGAAACTAACAACATACGCTTGGATTATGGCTGCTGTAGTCTTTGTGGGAACTTTGCCTCACACTGTGGGTGCGATGTTTTTGGAGAGACAAATAGCAATCAGAGAGAACTGCGCTAAACCAATCTTTGGTGTGGTCTCTATATCTGAGATGAAGAAAATGGCAAAGTGGGTTGCTAAGGGTAAAGTCTTAGAAACTTACAAGAGTAACTATGAGTGGAAGGCACTGTTTACTCTATGGAACAAGGAGTCTCGCTGGGATTACACCGCAGACAATCCTCGTTCATCTGCTTATGGAATACCTCAAATACTCAATATGCCTGAGGACACTCCAATGATTGAGCAGATTGACTTAGGCCTCAAATACATAAAGCATCGCTACGGCAGTCCATCAAGAGCCTTAGCGTTTCATAACAAGAACGGCTGGTACTAAATGAGTGGTCGCGCCTCCAAGGCTAAAGGTGCAGGGGCAGAGCGAGATGTAGTAAAATACCTCAAGCAATGGTTTCCCTATGTAGACAGACGTCTTGCAGGTGCGACCCTCGATAAAGGTGACATCTCAGGTATTCCTGGTGTTACTATTGAAATCAAAAACCATGCCAAGATGGACTTGGCTGGTTGGACAGAAGAGTTGATAGTCGAGATGGCTAACGACAAGGCTTGGACAGGTGTGGTTGTGCATAAGAGGAAAGGGAAGGGGAACCCTGGAGACTGGTACGCAACCATGCCTGTACAGGTGTGGGTCGAACTCTTAAAGAAGGCATTAGATAAATGAAATACGATAAACCCAGTATCTCAGCGATACTAGAGCACTATGGTGCTACTGTTCCTACCCGACGTGGATGGTTCTCAATGAAGTGCCCATTCCACAGTGATAGTCACGCATCTGCTTCTGCTACAACTGACGACAATGCATTTTGTTGCTTTGCTTGTCAGATGAAGGGAGATGGATACGCTATCATTATGCAAAAAGAAGGAGTTGAATTTCGTGAAGCAATCACTATCGCAGAAGGAATCCTTAACGCGCGCGGCGAGGTACTACCACAGCGCTCTGCACGAGGCGGAGGATTATCTCGCAGAACGCGGAATAACAATGGAGGCAGCAACACGCGCACGCTTGGGCGTCGTGCTAGAACCGCTGACGGGGCATGAGACCTATATCAATCGGCTCGCGATTCCGTATCTTACGCGCTCAGGGGTGGTGGACATTAGATTCCGTTCAATGGACTTGTCAGAGCCGAAATACATGGGAATGGCTGGTGCGACAACGCATCTCTACAATGTTGGTGCGTTCTTTAGAGCGACCACATTTATTTCTATCTGTGAAGGTGAGATTGATACGCTCACACTCGATACTGTGTGCGGTATACCTGCGGTGGGGGTCCCTGGAGTCAACAACTGGAAAAAACACTACACCAGATTGCTACAAGACTTTAACCAAGTGTTCCTCTTTGCTGACGGGGATAACGCTGGTACTGATTTTGGCAAGTCTCTTTCTCGTGAATTGGGTAATCTTGTGGTAGTCCAGATGCCAGAAGGTGAAGATGTAAACAGCATGTATCGCAAGAATGGTGTAGAATATTTCCAACAAAAGATTGCGAGTATACAAGATGTTATGGCCGAATGATAAAGGTTTTTTTAGATGTGAGAACGAAGGTTGTGACTTCGATACGAATGATATCTTTGACTTTCTAGACCACTCAGGTGTTGAGTTTACTTGGGGAGTAAAGATTACTCCTAAGTATTCATTTGACCTGTTTGAGTTCCTGCAGTACCTATCTGATACAGTCAACCACGGTGACATTGAGGATGCTTACCTGTTGATTCAGGAGACAGCATTGGCATTTGTGAATGCCTCTAGTAACGAATTAGAAAAGCACATAGAAGAATCTATAGTTGCAGATGAAGCAAGCGCAGGAATTAAACACATAGAAAGGTTACTACGTGACAATTAGCAAAGATGAACTAAAAGAACTTATTTGGAAAGAACAACCAGTAGACCAGTTTGACTTAGATGTCTACGAGATTGTTGATGAACTATATATGTTACTGCTGAGTAAGCATAACGATTATGGTCCACTCAACATCGCTCAGTCTCCTGGTGGTCCTCTCAATGGTCTACGTGTTCGTATGTGGGACAAGATTGCTCGCATCAATCACTTGATTGACAATGGTTCAGATGCACAGCATGAACCTCTTGAGGATTCCTACAAAGACCTAGCAAACTATGCTATCATTGCACTAATGGTACTACGAGGAAAGTGGCCAACAGAATGAAAATATTCGGACCTTACAAGGGCTCAAAGCAGAATGGTGGACGTCCAATCTACGTCTTTAAGAGAAAGAAGAAAGATGGCGAAGTGGTTACGACTTCTAGCAATAAGGCTAGAGTTGATTACGAAAAAGCCACAGGAAAAACCTTACCAAAGGAAACAGAAGTCGACCACAAGAACAACAAAGGTCGAGCAGGAGATGACAGGTTATCAAACCTCAGAACCATTTCCAAAAGTAAGAATGTGGGATTAGAGAACAAACGTCGCGCCAAAAAAACTGTTGCTAAAAAGGCAGCACCAAAGAAAGCAGCCAAAAAGAAATGAAAAATATCGTTTGCATTTCCGACTTGCAGGTACCGTATCATGATGTCGAAGCCACGAAGGCAGTGGCAAAGTTTATCCAGTGGTATCAACCTGAGACAGTCGTCTCTTGTGGAGACGAAATGGATATGCAAACAATCAGTAAATGGAGTAGAGGAACTGAATTAGAGTTTGAACGTTCTATTGCTCGCGACCGTGACTTAACACGCAAAGTCTTGTATGACTTAACTGTTGAGCACATGGTGCGCAGTAACCA